CTCATCCATCTCATAGCCGTTCTGTATACGAACATACAAACGACCATTACCATTGTTGGCTCTCTCAACCACACCAATATAAACAAGGTGGTTAGGCGCATAAGGCTTGGTAGCAGTCAAAGTACCAGCAGTAGCACCAAGATACAAAGTGTCACCAGCCGTATATGCACCCAGATTCAAGCCATCTTGAACACCTTGGCAGAGAATCAAGCCAGTCTGATTTGCACCAATGTCTTCAGCACAAACGCCAACAGTCTTGGCAGATGTGGCATCTCCTGTGTTGTAGGCCAACTTAACCGTCATACGGTCACCTTGAGCCGAGAACATATAAACAGGCTGACCCTTGGTGATGGTCACAGATTCAGCATTTGTTGCATAAGCATACAAAGTCTGACCGACATCAGCGGCAATATCAGGCGTTAAGCCAACAGTCAAAGTAGCTTGAGTAGAGTCCCAATACAACTTACCAACAGCATTGGTAACTGATGCACCAGTGTCAAACTGCACAAAGTCAGGTGATGAGATACCACCTGTGATGCCAGTCATTGATGTGATGTTGTCGTTTGCACCAGCAATCGCCCAACTCTGGTCAATCTTCTGCCAAGCAGTACCGTTATAGATTAGCCAGTCACCTGCTTTCCAGTCAGTGATGCCATCTAGGTTGGTAGAACCAGCAGTGCTAACAACATAATAATAGCCGCTTGTTCCAACACCAGAAGCCAGAGTAGGAGAGTTTGTAGACGCATTCCATGCTCCTTGGTAATTCAATCCACCACCAACAGAAGCCCATGACAAGTCAGTTCCATCGGTAGTTAGAAACTTGCCAGAATTGCCGCTTTGAGATGGAATAGCAATAGCATCAATCTGAGATTGCAAATACGCTATTGAATCAAGTACAGACTGAGAAGTGCCGCCACCATTAGTAATGACTTTGATGCGTTCTGCAAGATCAGGAGCAACAACTTCACCAACATTGAGTTCACGACCAGTAGACAGGACGATAATAAGGCTACCGTCAAAATCAATGCGAGCATCGGTAACAGACACACCGTCAGCACCATCCACTCCATCACGCCCATCTCGACCAGCGTCACCTTTATCGCCTTTGAGTCCATCTCTACCCGACTTTCCATCTTTTCCATCTCGCCCATCCTTTCCATCAATGCCATCTCTCAGGCTAGATGCCTTGGATTGAATAGACGAATTCAACTCAGAGAAACGAGTTTCAAGGTCAGTTTTGATGCGTTTTAAGCCTTGAATGACCAACTCAGCACTCTTGCCAATAGTCTCATTCCTAGCTTGTGCGGCTTTTTCTTCAGCAGACTTTTGTAGCGCAGTCAGCAAAGCCATCTGCTCATCAGCAGTCATATTCTCAATACCTAGCTTGCGCTCTAAGTCAAGAATATCCATTATGTGAGTTCCCTAGACAATCTGTCTAAAAAGTCATTCTCTACCTTGCTTTGCTTGTCAGCCATCTGCAACTCGACAATCTTTGACTTGTTCTTGATGTCAGCTTCTTTCAACATCAGTTCAGCAATCTTAACCCGCTTGTCAAACTCACTGGAAGCCGCTTCATCCTCATTTGGCAAGTTCTTAGTTGTTGCGCCAAGGACTTTAGCCTGAATCTCTTGAGGCATCAACTGTGCTTCCATCGACAGCTTCACAGCATTTGCCTTGTTTTCTTCAGCCTGAGTAGTCTGAACAGCAATCTGAGCCTGTGCCGCTTGCATAGCCAACTCTGCTTGCATCTGCTCCATCTGCTGTGCTTGAGGATTAGGCTTGCTCATCTCATCCAAAGCCGCAATCAACTCAAAGCGGTTGGTCAAACTAGAGTTGGACAAGATGCCCTTCAGAATAATCGGCAAAACAGGGGTATTCGGGCCAAGAGTCTGCAACAAACCAATGAATTGCTGTTGCTCATACTCACGAGCAATGATGCCCAAGGTGGCAGTCGGCACAAAGTTCATGTCAACAGAGGGATAACGCTCTGGGTCAAACTGCATATAGCGGAAAGCCGCCTTCTTGATGAATGGAATCAAGAAATCTTCTTGGAAATTCACCAAAGTGCGCTTGTACTTCTTGATGATCGAGGCAACAGCCATCGACATACCGCCTTGACCGCCATCACGAGCCACATTGCTGACCATGCCC